TGGAAGTGCAATTTCCGCTAAAAACTTAACGGGACCAGCAGCTGCTGCCGCGGACGTTATGGGTCAGCTAAAGAGTTCCGGTGAACAGGTCATGAAGAATGTTCCCGACCCTTCCAATTCAGCGATTGCTGGTGCGGCGGGATTAGCTGCAGCTGCGGCAGGAGCTTACCTTGGAGGACCTGAAGCCCAAGCCGAGCTGGCTCTTAAGTTAGCCTTGGAGGCGGAAGCCTTAATCATTAAACTTTTGCTGGGAGATGAAGAGCGTAAGCGGTCGACTATACAGAAAAACATTTCGAAAATTGACGACCTAGTATCAAAACGAGCAGCAGGTATTGAACCTGAGCCTGAGATTAACGCTGAAGCCTTGGTTAATCATGGGGTTCCTGGTGTCGTGGACAGCCTTAAAAAGTACCGGGATATTTTTGACCCAAACTTGAGGATTAGGGATTCCGAAGAGAGCGCCGAAGAGCAACGCCTTAGAAACTTGGAGCGGCTAACTCGCCCGTCTTCCTTCCTGCGAAAGAGTACTTTTGACGTTGTGTACGGACCTCCTATTTCTAATGAAGGGCACTTTATCCTTTCAGAAGATGGGTTGTACTACGATTCCAGGTCGGGAGGATTGCCTGAAGTTAGTGGAGTTGTGGAAGCTTCTAAATCTTGGAATTTGACGCACGCTCCAAACTTAGGAGGAAAGGGAATCATCTATACAACCCAAGGGGTTTCTGAGGTGGTTGATTCTATTTTCGACTCTAGGGATATTAGAACTGAGGAGTCTTTGAATGCTTACTTTGACGGGGATACTTTGATTCAATCGTTTGAGCGAGACAAATCCGCTCAGATTCACAGTGTCTCGTCCCAAATTACGAATTTGGTCGAGGACCTAGAGTATGAAACAAATTCCGCTGTTGTGTCCAATTACTATCGAAGTATCGGAGCTCTAGCAGCGACCTATGACTCACGAATTTTAAAGAGGAAAAAGCAGATTCAATTAGGCGTTGTGTTTGGAGGTTACCGAATGAGTGAAAAGGATTTTCCTCTAGGGGCAGGGATTTTATTAGATTCTGCCGGACATCCTGTTCCTCATATCCCTATTAATGATTTTACCTTTTTAAAAGGTAAAGGAATTGCACCAACGCTAGAGCAGCAATTAGATGTTATCTTAATGTCGGAGGATGTTGACGACACAACACTCCCTCTAGTTCCAAAGTTCCTGCAAGCCTCTTTAGAGAACGTAGGAGTGATTGATACGTTTAGGGTCGATTCTCCCACTCCGGGGTCGTTCTCCTACTACCAGACCTCGGCGGGTTCCAATCACGCCTCTTCAGTGGGGCCTCAGGTGAATAATCTTACCGACTTTATGGTTAAGGAGGGTTTAATTATAAATTATAATTTTACTCAACCTAATGTTATTGATAATCCATCTTCTTTTAAGTTTAATGTCGACAACACTGCAGATAGTAATCTCGCGTTAAATGGACAACTTCTCGCTGGTAGTGTTGCAACTGCGTTCCCTCAAGGTTTAGGTATAGTTTACTTAACCGGTGCGGATACGTCAGCAGGTCAGTCTTGTATAAGACTTCCGAATAATTCGAGAGACGGCGACCCTTACCCGGGTTCTGCTCCTTTAGATGATTTATTTTATTCGAACCATGGGTGCACGATTGATTTCTGGACTCATTTACCCCCGTGGACAATTACTGGAGGGGAAGAAGGAGCTACGTTCTGGGATTCCGCTCGGTACCGGTTGGTTATGGCGAACGAAAACTCCGGTGGTTCAAATAGGCCCGACAATGACACGGCTGTGTTTGCCGACCGCACCTTGCAGGAATTCACTGAGGGGATGTTAATCGGGTTTAGGGATAAGGGTGGAAAATCTGCCCCATCCGGCGGTGAATTTGGCGTTTGGCCTACAGTGGGACAAAACCATCAAGATGGCTTGTGGTCCGATAGTGTCTGTATTGCGGAGGGCCACCAAGTACCTTGGCCTACTACAGAGCAAACTTCTGAATTCGGCTTTTCGGTTCCTCTAACCGCCCCCTTCATGTCGAGTGGGGTATCCAAAACCTTGAGTGCTGTATACAGTGAATTTCTTCACCTAGCAGTTACCTTTAATCCCCAGGACGATGTTATAGGATTGTACGCTGATGGAGATTTAGTAATGGCGTCTTCGATTAGGGAGGCGTTCGGAATGACGAGTTCAATGGACTTGTTAAATATCCCGACCTACGTTAGAAAAGATAATCGGTTTGGGAAATACTATTTAGACAGTTTCGACTGGCCAAACAACATTGGACCCCGAATTGGAACTACTGGGAGCTCTCCTCTTTTGCATGAGCTAGCCTTTACCCCGTGGATTCTAGGAGGTGGGTTCACCGACGGTATGCCAGGAGGCTTCCTAGGGGCTAACACCAATACTACGTATAACCAACCCTCATCGGACTCAACCCGGAGAGCTCAACATGAAAATTGGCCGTATTTCGCTGACCCCGGAACTAGAGCAAGTAGTGCACTTGGAGGATATCTTGGTAGTTTCAAGATTTATAATAAACCCCTATCTAATAATGAGGTTAGACGGAACTATTTAACTCAGAGAGGATTCTTCAAAAATATTAAATTGTCATGACCACTAAGCGAGACACCACGTTTTTAGTTGAGAAGCCAACCCTTACCGGGGTTAGCTTTCCTCCTATGCACGGTACAGGAGGACTATTCACTAAGTCCTCTGGTATTTCAGTAATTCTGGCTAGTTTAAAACAACTGCTTTTAACCTCCAAAGGGGAGCGAGTTATGTTGCCTGAGTATGGGACTAACATACGGAAGCACCTTTTCGACCCCGACAATGAAAACTTTAAAGCTGAAATACAGACTGAAATAATCCAAGCAATTTCTCGATGGGAGCCTAGAGTGTCCATACGAGACATTTCAGTGGGTACGGATACCCGGGTCGGGCGCGAAGGCTATAACGGTGTACGAGTTAAATTACACTTCAGTGTGGCTGGTCAACCTCACACTCCTCACACTTTGACCCTAGTAATCTAATGTCCTATATTAAAAACCCAGAATCGACGCGCGGTGTTTACAATTCCGCAGCGTTCGATGGTACCGTAACTTCCGACTTTCTAGAACTCGGCAAAATGTCCGATGACGCTAAGAAGGATTTAATTAATTATTCCGCAGATGGATTCGATGAGTATAAGGCTGCCCTCATTGCTTATTTGAAAGCAGTGTACCCTACTGACTTTAATAACTTCGTTGAGTCAGACTTAGGGATTATGATGCTAGAATTGTTCGCTTATGTCGCGTCTAATTTATCTTTCAAGGCTGACATGTTGGCCAATGAGTCTTTTTTATCCACGGCACAAAGTTTATCCAACGTTAGGAAACTACTTCAGTTAATTGGTGTGGATTTACGAGGTCCCGTATCAGCTAAAGCGACTGCTTTTGTTTCATTAGAAGACGTTGCGAATGCTTTATCCGCGGGGGAAACTCTCACGTTAAACTCAGGTAACCGTACTGTTAGTGTCCCCAACACGAAGCAGGGAGGTATGTTAACTTTTACGTTGTATAAGTATAACACAACTACGGGGGAAATTAACCTCCACGAACCGGACATCTCATTAACGAAAGATGAATCCTTAGAAGGAGGTGGAGTTAGTTGGAATAACGTTGTGTTTATGGAAGGAGAGTATGGAACTCATCGAGGCACCTTTTCGGTAGACGCTCTCCACCAGGAGATTACCCTCCCTTCCAATTCTGTCACCGAGGGCAGCATCGTGGTGTCGGCTCAGGACGGAGCAGTGTATCGAGAGATTCGAAATATTTACATGGCCTCCGGGGCGGAGGATACAGTGTTCCAGAAAACGTACTCCGATGACTATACTCCGACTTTGAGATTCGGGGATGGGACTAGGGGACGTCGACCTTCCCCCGGTCATGAATTTTTAGTAATGTACCGGATTGGAGGTGGGGATAAGGGAAATATTCCAAGTGAGTTTATTTCCATGTCTGTTCAAGGGAAACATACCACAGAAGGGAACGTTGTAGTCAATTCCAAAAACATTAAGAGTGCTACTGGTGGACTGCCTCCGGAGACCATTACGCACGCGAAGAGGTGGGCTCCAAATTTCTTTAGAACTCAGTATAGAGCCGTTACCGGTCAAGATTATACAACCTTGGCGAATAGTTTTAGAAGCACGCAAGGAGCTGTAGGTAAAGCACTTGCAGTGTTAAGAAACTCTGGTGCCGGTGCCAACATGATTGATATTTATTGTTTATCCAAAGCCTCTCAAACTCATTTAGAGCGAGCCTCATTAACGTTTAAAAAGGAACTTCTCACCTACATGAATGATTTTAAAATGTTAACGGATGAAATCAGCATTGTTGATGGTCTTGTACGTACCCTTGATTTAGTTTGTACAATATATGTGGATAAGCGACAAAAGGATTTTGAGGGTTCAGTTAAGTCTGGAGTTCGCACCGCAATAGAACAGTTTTTCAATGTTGAAAATCGTGAGTTTGGGGAAACCCTTTCTGTAGGGGAGCTAACCCGGACTATTTTCGACGTCTCCCATGTTAAGTTTGCCAATATAGACAACTTGGATGGAGACATAAAAGTTGCGTTTAATGAGCTTATACAACTTAACAATCTAGAGTTCTCCATTGAGTATATCTAATGGTAAAAAGATATCAGCATGACTACGTAGAAGTTATACGTAAGCTTGTCCCGTCACTTTATAGTGATGTTGACTACGCCGTGTACGGGACAGAGGAGAATGATAATGTCTACGCTTTGGCGGGGGCTTTAATTAGCTTTGTCAATA